CCGCAGAGCTGTCGCACAAGTACAAGCTGTCGGTGGCCTACCTGTTGCAACTCGCTAACCGTTCTGATCAACCTGCCCCCACAGGCACTCTCCGGCTAGTCAGGAAAACCATGGCAAAGCGTTTGAGTCACGAAGAGCGGCAGAAGCGACGTGCGGAAGCCGTCCAGCAGTTGAAGCGGGGCGTGTCTCCCGCAGAGCTGTCGCACAAGTACAAGCTGTCGGTGAACTACCTGTTGCTACTCGCTGGGCTTCGCCGTCCGCGGCAGATGCCGGTTCGGGCGTTCCAGGTGGTCGCGGCGTTGCAGAACGAGCCCGACACCACCGGGGCAGAGATCGCACGTCGCCTGGGCATCAGCCAGCAGCGTGTGTGCGCCATCGCGCAAGAAGCCGAGAGGTGTGGTGTGCGCTTCTTCGGACGGAGACGGCAAAAATCAAGGCGGCAAAAATCATGACCTCTGACCCCCTGCGGACCGATCACTCCGACCGAGCCGAGTTCCTTGCCCAACTGGACGCACGGTTGGCCCAAGGAGAGCGGGAGTACGGCAACAGGTCGTTCCACAAGTCCTTCGCCCAGCTACGGGATGAGCTGCTCCAGGAGTACCTGGACGTGGCGGGCTGGGCCTACATCTCGTGGCGCAAGGCCAAGCTCCAGCTTGCCAGTGCGGAACGTCGAACTGTTACACTCAGCGACGCGCGCGAATAGACTAAAGCTATGCGCGGCATCTGCGTCATCCTTGCCCTGTTGATTGTCCTGGTAGGGGTAGGCATCGGGGGTCTCGCATTCGGACTACACGACTGGGGCATCCAGCAGCGGAGACAGACGATGACACCGGAAGCGGAGCAGCTTCAGAAGTTGCAGGAAAAGGTTCGGTTCCTGATCACTGCGATCGAGAACTACTGCGACAATCCGGGGTGCAACATCCCGGCACGCAACACCGCACTCGGCAAACTGCGCTGGGCTGCGGACGAAGCGAAGAAGTAGAGGGAGCATGCTGCAAGGAAACCTGTTCATGCCCAAACCTTCTTGGGCTGCGCCGGATCTGTCGTCACTTCCGTCCTGGAAATCGGCTCGGCGTATCTGCATCGACATCGAGACGTGCGACCCACAGCTCCGCGATCTGGGGCCCGGTGTTCGTCGCGGCGGCTACATCTGCGGTGTCGCGTTCGCCATCGAGGACGGCCCGAGCTTCTACTTGCCCATCGCTCACGAGGGCGGCGACAACATGGATAAGGTAGAAGTTTTTACCTACCTCCGCGAAGAGGCACGCGAGTTTGAGGGCGTGCTGGTCGGGACCAACATGAGCTACGACCTCGACTTCCTGGCGGAAGCTGGCGTCGAGTTCCCCAGGGTGAAGTGGTTCCGCGACGTTCAGGTTGCCGAGCCGCTGATCGACGAACTCCAGGACCGATACAATCTGGACTCGATTGCGGATCGGTACGGCTTGCCGGGCAAGGAGACGACCGCCCTGCAAGACGCCATCCGTGCCTTCAGCCTCAAGGGCAACATCGGGCATAACATCTATAAGCTGCCCGCCCGGTACGTTTACGCATACGCGATCCAGGACGTGCAGTTGCCGCTGAAGTTGCTCCGCATGCAGGAGCGCATCATCGAGGAGCAGAACCTCAACGAGATCTGGGACCTGGAGAGCAAGCTGATGCCGGTGCTGCTGCGGATGCGGCGGCGCGGTGTCCGGTTCTCGCACGACCGGCTGGACAAGATCGCGGAATGGAGCCTGCAAGAAGAGCAGCGGTCCCTCGATGTCATCTACAATGACACCGGAGTCCGCATCGCGCTAGGTGACGTGTGGTCTGCGGAGCCCTACCAGAAGGTCCTGCACCGCTTGGGCATCGAGTGCCCACGGACAGAGAGGGGCGCGGTCTCGATCAAGAACGAGTTCCTGGAGACGGTGCAGCACTCGGTTGCCAAGAGCATGATCCGGGCGCGGAAGGTCAACAAGATCCGCACGACGTTCGTCGAGTCGATCCGCAGCTACGCGATCGGTGACCGCATCCACTGCCTGCTGAACCAACTTCGGCGCGAGCGCGACGACGGCGGTCTGGGCGGAGCGGCGTTCGGTCGCCTGTCCTCGGAACACCCGAACCTCCAGCAGCAACCGGCCCGCGACGTGGAGATCGGGCCGATGTGGCGCAGCATCTACCTCCCGGACGACGACGGGCAGTGGGCTTGCCTCGACTACTCACAGCAGGAGCCGCGCCTGCTGACGCACTACGCAGACCTAGCAGGGTGCCCAGGGGCGACGGACGCTGCGAAGCGATACCGCGAGGACCCGACGACGGACAACCACTCGATGATGGCGGAGCTGACCGGACTGCCGCGCAAGCAAGCGAAGAACATCTTCCTGGGGCTCTGCTACGGCATGGGCCCGGCGAAGCTGGCGCGGGAGTGTGGGCTGCCGACCGACTGGAAGTGGTCGGAGAAGCACAAGAAGATGATCGAGCTGGCAGGGGTGGAGGCGTCCGCCGTGCTCGAACGCTTCAACGAGAAGGTGCCCTACGTCCGCGCACTTCAGCAGTTGTGCGAAGCTCGGGCTAAAGAACGTGGCTACCTCGTCACTTTGCGAGGTCGTAGGTGCCGCTTTCCACACAAGGAGGACGGAAGCGTGGACTGGACTCACAAAGCTCTCAACAGACTTATCCAGGGCGGCAGTGCGGACCAGACGAAAGCCGCCATGGTCGCCGCGGACGATGCTGGCTACAAAGTGCAGCTACAGGTCCACGACGAGTTGGACTTGACGGTTACCAACAGAGAACAGGCAGAGAACTTGGCGGACATCATGAGAAACGTCGTGCAGCTTCGTGTTCCATCCAAGGTCGATGTCGAGATCGGCCCAAGCTGGGGAGAACTGAGGTGAGCAAGAGCAGGGGAGAGGGCGACGTGAGCTGCTTGGTGTGCAAGCAGCTCTTGCACCGGAAGCTGGTGTGGTGTCGCTTGTGCGATGAGTGCCTCAATCTGTGGGGGCAGTACGTCGCTGCGAAGACGGCCCGCGAGCAGAAGGCGACGCTCACGCCTGCACAGGTCGAGCTGATGATGAACGAGATGATCCGCAACGAAAACCGCATGCCCTGGGAGAAGTTGTGACCTGTGACGCTTGCGAGAACAAGTGGATCACGCACTGCGTGTACTGCCGCGTGACCCTCTGCCAATACCACCTCCACGTCACCCCGCACGGACTCCAGGTCTGTGCGTTCTGCTCCCTGGCCCCACCCAACGACGATGGCAAGTGAACGCAGCATGCGGTCGCGGATCACCCGCGCTCTCAAACACCTCGACGCCATGGCTGTCGAAAACGCCGTTCAACCCGGAACGCCCGATGTCGAGTTCATCGGCGGATGGATCGAGTTGAAGAGTGTGGACTCGAAGCCGAAGCGAGAGGACACCGTGGTCCGCGTCGATCACTTCACCCCGCTGCAACGGCTCTGGCTGAAGAGGCGGCGCGAGCGCGGTGGCAGAGCTTGGCTTCTGCTGCGCGTGGGCAGAGAATGGTTGCTCATCGACGGCAAGGTTGCGGCGGCTAAGGTGGGCACCTCGACCATGGCCGACCTGATCGCAGCGGCGGTCTGCCACTGGCCCAGCACGCCGTCAGACGAGTCGCTGGCTGCCGCGTTCACCTGTCTGTGCGCTGGTCTGCCTCCATGCCTCCCTGCCCGTAGGTGACCGTGACCACCCCTGCCCACAACCACGACCTGACCGTCGAGTTCCTCAACTGGTGGCTGCCGCAGGGGCCTTGGTGCCTCGCGGCGATCCACCCGGACCAACGGGACAAGAAGACCTTCCTGAAGGCGAAGGTCTTCTTGCCCGCTGACGGACAGCCGCCTCTGCGGTCGTGGCTGGACGAGCACAAGGATCACAACCTCTACTTCACCGCAAACCTCGCCAAACCAGACGCCAGGGGTTCCATGCGCCCAACGCGAGCGGACCTTGTTGGGCTGGTGTGTCTGCACGCCGACATCGACCCGCGTGTGGGCGAGGACCTCGCCTCCGAGCAGAAGCGCATCCGTGAACTGCTGCTCCAGCCGCGCCCGAAGGATCTGCCCACGCCCACGGTGATCGTCGCCACAGGCGGCGGATACCAAGCTCTCTGGCGTCTACGCGAAGTCGTGCCGATCAAGGACAGCGCGCACGCTGACGACCTGTCGCGCTACAACCTACAGATTCGCAATCTGCTGGAGGGCGACTCGGCGCAGGATGTCAGCCGCATCCTCCGTCTGCCGGGGACGGTCAACTGGCCCAGCAAGCTGAAGCTGAAGAAGGGGCGCGTGCCTGCGGTCGCCACGATTATCGCGTGGAACAAAGACCGCGCCTACGACCTGAAGGAGTTCATCGCTGCACCCGAGGTGCAGATGCGGCCCGATCCGATCCGCGGCGGTCTGTCGCGCAGGACGCGCCCGCGTGTCGAGGTCGGCGGCAACATCCGTCGCCTGCAAGATGTGAATGAGCTGCCGGAGTCGGTGCCCGGCGTCGTGAAGGTGATCATCGTCCAGGGCGATAACCCCGACAACTTCGCGCAGTTCAACGGGGACCGAAGCAAAGCGGTCTGGTACATCACCTGTGAACTGGTCCGGCACAAGGTCCCCGACGACGTGATCTTCTCGGTGCTGACCGACCCCGGCTTCGGCATCTCAGGTCATGTCCTCGACCAACCCCGCTCCGAAAAGTACGCTCTGCGCCAGATCGAGCGTGCCCACGAGCACGCGATCGACTCCGACCTCCGCGCCCTGAACGAGCGGTTTGCGGTCGTGACCAACTTCGGCGGCAAGTGCCGCATCATCGAAGAGGTCTACGATGATCGGCTGCGCCGCGGCACGCTCACAACGCTGTCGTTCGAGGACATGCGGAACGCATTCCTGAACCAGCAAAAGGCCCTGGGCAACGACGAGTTCACGCCGCTAGCGGAGTGGTGGCTTCGCAACCCGAACCGCCGCCAGTACGACCGGATCGTCTTCATGCCCAACGAAGACGAGGAGATCAACGGGTGCTACAACCTGTGGCGCGGGTTCGGCTTCGACCCTGCTCCCGGCGAGTGCGGTTTGTTCCTCGACCATATCCGCAACGTGCTGTGCGGTGGCGACGAAGCGATCTACCTCTACGTCCTGCGCTGGATGGCGCGAGCGGTGCAGCATCCAAGCGAAGCGGGTCAGGTCGCCATGGTGCTCAAGGGGCGAATGGGAACGGGCAAGAGCTTCTTCGCCAAGACCTTTGGACGCTTGTTCGGTCGCCACTACCTCGCTGTCTCCGACTCCAAGCGGCTGGTCTCGAACTTCAACAGCCACCTCCGCGACTGCGTCGTGTTGTTCGCGGATGAAGCGTTCCACGCGGGTGACAAGAAGCACGAGTCCATCCTCAAGGCACTGATCACCGAAGACACGCTCGCCATCGAGGCAAAGGGCAAGGACATCGAGATGGGCGCGAACTGCCTGCACGTCATCATGGCGAGCAACGAAGACTGGGCAGTGCCTGCTGCGATGGACGACCGCCGCTTCCTCGTGCTCGACGTGACCGACGAGCGGCGCAACGCGCACGACTACTTCCAGAACATCCAGAAGCAGCTCGATGTGAGCGGCTACGCGGCACTGCTCGACTTGCTTATGAAGCTCGACATCACCAAGTTCAACGTGCGCGAGCGACCAGAGACGAGTGCCCTCGCCACCGAGAAGGAGATGTCCCTCGGCCCAGTCGAGTCGTACTGGTACGAGTGCCTCCGCAACGGATCGCTGGGCCTGCTCGGTACGCGCAACGACGACTGGCCGAAGCTGGTTCCCCGTGTGCAGCTCTACGACGAGGTGCGTCGCCGGAGCGGCAACCACTTCAAGATGTCGAACATTGCCCTGGCTGCCATCTTCTCCAAGAAGCTGCTGCCCAGGGCGTGGCGCGACGTTCGCATCAGCGGTCGCGTCACATGGCGCGACGCCCAGAACAACGAGCGCACGGCGACCAACCCCATCGCCTACGAGGTTGGCTCCCTCGCCGCCTGCCGAAAGCACTGGGAGAAGCGGTACGGTGCGCCTGCGTCGCCGTGGCCTGGGGAAGACAACGACGAGCCGTCGAAGCTGGTGAAGACCGACCTCCCGTTCTAGTATACCTACGCTGGGCTCGGTGCCGCTTGCGAGGTCAGCGGCAATGGTAGAGAGCATGGGCCGAGCCCAGCTTTTTCGCACACTCGATCGACCGGGGCGTCCTGACACGACGCGGCAACTGCGCCCAAGTTCCCCTTCCTTGCACCCACTCCGCGCACCCGGTCGGTCATCTTTCTGACGGTTTCCGGTATCCTGCCCGCATGGGTAGAATACTGATTGCAGTAAGTCCGTTGCTGGGTGCCGTATAGGCACAGGCGGTCACCGTCAGCTCCAGGTCACTTCGCCGGAACTCGCTGAAACTGCGGCTTCGCCTGTTCGAGGAGAACGCGGACATGGTCCGCCTCGTCGTCGGTCGCATCGGTGGGTACTGGCGTGCCAAGCGTGCCGGGTGCGACCTGGACGATCTGATGCAAGCTGGGCTGGTCGGACTCTGGCGAGCGACCGCCCTTTACCGGAAGACGCATGGTGCCACGTTTGCAACCTTCGCTCGTCCAAGAGTTGTAGGGGAGATACTGGAGTGCCTGGACTCAGCCCGCTATGGTAAGCGACTTCGCAGCGGCGGTCCGCTGATCGACCAAAGCAACTTTCGGAGACTCCCCAGAGAGGGCGACAGCGATGACCATGACGACTGAGGATCGTGACCCCGGTAGCCCGCTAGTTGCTATCGCCGCCCTTGCCGTCGCTTTCGCCATGGGCTTCCTCTGCGGTATGATGATCGCCGCGGCGTAAGCGGCGGTCTGCGGTCTGCGGTCTGCGGTCTGCGGTCTGCGGTCTGCGGTCTGCGGTCTGCGGTCTGCGGTCTCAGTCCAGCTCGACGGGGTGCAGGATCGCGGGCGTGCTGGGGCCCAACCACGCCCCCTCGATGTTGAAGCTGATCCACTCCTCCGCTTCTTCCTCGGTCATTCCGCCCGACACGAAGTGGGCGACGAGCTTCCAGTAGTCGTAGACCGCAACACTAGGTTGCCCACAGCGGCGCGCGAAGCCGAGCAGGGCGGAGTCCGCCTCTGGGATCAACAAGGGCTCAGGGTCCACCCGTCCGATAGTACAGGCCCGCCATGCGGATGGCACTCCTTTATCGGCAATCCTACCTCAGAACTTGAGCATAAGATTCTGAAAAAGTTTTTAGCGGTACAAGTTGTTGAGAATCAACGGCTTCCAGAAAGGTTCGCGGAAAGGTGAGAGCCTTTCTAAAGCCGCCGCCGGATTCTGCCGATACACTCCTTGCGCGGCACTTGCCGCACGAACAACAATACGGAGACAAAGATCATGGGACACGGCATCACGACGACGGACAACTTCGCTTTCACGGGTGAGCGCACGAAGATCTGGCACGGCATGGGCATGCAGATCAAGGACGGTCAGAAGGCTATTGAAGCCCTGCCGAGCATCGGCCTCGGCTGGGATACCGAGCTGCTGCCGGTGTACGCCGACTTCCAGGGCAGCAAGATCGAGCTGCCGGAGTCGCGGGCGCACGTCCGCAGGGACAACGGTGCGCTACTGGGCCTCGTCTCCAGCGGTTACAAGCCGGTGGACAACGGTGACCTCGCCCGCTTCGCGGACGGTGTCGCGGAGCAGGGTGCCACGGTCTCGACTGCGGGCTCGCTGCTGGGCGGCAAGCGGGTGTTCGTCACGATGCAACTGCCCAAGGTGATCGTGGCGGGCAAGGACGACGCCCAGTACCAGTACCTTGTCGTGAGCAACGGTCACGGTGGCTTCGCCGCCTTCTCGACGTACCTCACCTCGGTCCGCGTCGTGTGCCAGAACACGCTCAACCTCTCGGAGCGTGACATCAGCACGGGCACCCGCTTCTACCACACGGGCAACATGGAGGCGAAGCTGCGTCAGGCTCGGCTCATCATGGGCTTCGCCACCGCGGAGGTGGAGAAGTACGAGCGACAGGTGAAGGCTCTGGCGAACGCGGACCTCTCGGTCGGACAGGTGAGGGATTTCATGCTTGCCGCTTTCACGGCGACGTTCGGTGAGGCCCCGGAGACCGGCTCGGAAGCCTACGACAAGTGGATCGTGAAGCGGGACGGAATGGTCGCGGACTGGCTCGTCCGCTTCGAGAACGAGAAGCAGACCCTACCGGGCATCCAGGGCACGGCATGGGCCGCCTTCAACGCCTATACGGAGTGGAGCGATCACAACCGCGGCGGCAAGTGGATGGACAACCGCGGCGAGGACGCCCGGACGCACAGCAACGTGTTCGGTGTCTCGGCGGTGGCGAAGCGCAAGGTCTTCCAGCTTGCGCTCGGCTCGGTCTGAGACGAAGAAAAGTGGAACCGGACTCAAGTTCGAGTCCGGTTCTGCCGATACAGGGGAACGAGGAACAACATGAACAAGAAGCACGAACTAACGCGGAAGCTCGTCGAGACGCTCGCCCAGGCCGAACTGGCAGCGGGTGTTGCGGTGAATCCGTTCTACGAGTCTCTGGATGGGAAGATCCGCATTCATTACGGGTCCGCCATCTCCGGTACGGAGAAGGCTCTGAAGTGGTTCTCGGAGGCGCAACAGCTCCTTGCGGAGTTGCAACAACTGGAGAAAGCTGCACTACCTCGCTGGCGATAAGGGGAACATGGACATGAACAACGACAACTTGAGGGCGGAGCGACGCCCGGACGTTCCGATCCGCATCATCATGGGCGGCGCAATCGTCGAGGCTCGCTTCCGCGGTGCGGACCTGGACAACAAGACATGGATCTTCACAAACCGGGAAGGAGACGAGCGCATCCTCTGGTACGGGACAGACAGAAGGATCGTGCGGACAAGTGCAGACTCCCAAGCGGTGACGGCAACGCTGAAGAAGATCCAACGGCTTACGGACGAACTGCGCGCTGCGAACGAACTACTAGACCAGCAGACGCGGGTCGTAGATGTCATCATGCCGGTGCCATGGCTCGTGCAGATGGGCCTCCAACCCGTGGAGGTTGGGGAGGAAAACGCCGTCAAGATCCTGCGGCACGGTCTGGAGGATGGCGAGAGCCCCCGCAACCCTCTGTTCGCGAAGATCCTGCGGACGATGGAGGAGAGCCCCCGCATACATCCTCTGTTCGCAAAGATCCTCGCGGACGCGCAGAACAAGCTCGACGGGGAGGTGCAGTCGTGAACAACAACATCCGCAAGCCTGTCCCCAGGTGGGAAAAGTGCGGATGTGGTTCAAGTTCGACTGCGAAGCTGCCGATAAAGGTGTGCCATGAACAACATAACGAAGGTCAAGATCACGGGTGTTCGCATCGAGATGACTGCCCACGACTGGGAGCTGTACACCATCCCCGGTGCCGAACATGTTGCTAGCATCCTCAACGCCGCGATCATGGAAAACGTCGCCGAGGGGCGCGTCACGACTCGCCGCGCCGCCGAGGCTGTGATGGACGAATACTACCACTACGGTGCGACGGACTCCGAGCCGGGCCGGGTGCTGCACAACCTCCTCAACATGATCTTCGGCGAGGGGAAGTGACCACCATGAACAACATCCTGTGGAAACAACCCTCGGTCGCTCTGCTGGAGCGGTTGTCCGAGATCAACTACCACTCGGTCGCTGACTGGGAGACCGCGGACGACTTCGCCGCATACTTCTGGTCCGGGACCGATGGTCTCCCCGACACCGACGAGGTGGTCATCCGCACCGCGAAGGCGTGGTGGTCCGAGTGCCGCACGCGGGTCTGGGCAGAGGCGGAGGACGCGCTGTGAGTTCCCTCCCGCTGACGTTCCGGCGCAAGCCGGTGTGGTACTACCGCGAGGGCTACGACCTCGACGGCGTCGAGCTACTGCACGTCCGCTTGTGGGACGTGTTCGAGCAGCGGTGGAGGTGGGAGTGGTCGTGGGACCACATCCCCATCGGGGTGCGGGCGTCCCTGTCCGCTGCGGAACGAGAACAGATCCAGCGGTGCCTGAAAGTGAACGAGGACTAAAGTTCGGCGGCTCTGCTGCCGATAGAGGAGTACCATGAGCAACAGCAACAACGACATCCGTAAGATCATCCGGGCGGGCGGCGAGCAGGAGTACGACAAGGAGCTGCTCGCGGACCTCATCAGCGACTCGTCGTTCTCCTCGTGTGAGGTGTCGAGCGACGAGCTGTGGTACGAGATCAACGGCCACCTCGCCACGGGTCCGTGGCTCGTCCGCATGAAGACCCGTTTCCACAGCGACATCCTGTTCGACAGCCTGAGCGAAGCCGACAAGGTTCGGTGCGTGTTGCAAGCGAGGAACTACCGTGCTTGACCACGACTACGAGGAAGAGATCCTCCGACTGCGTGAACTGCTGTTTGAGGAGCGGCGGCGAGCGCGGACGGACGTTGTCACCGGGTTGGACAACCGCCGGTCGTTCGAGACCCAGGTGCGAGATCTGGCGGACAGCGACGAGTCCTTCGCGGTGGTCATCGTTGACGCTTGCAACCTGCACACCGCGAACAAGGTGCTTGGCTACGACGGCGGCGACTCGCTGCTGCGTGAGATCGCGCGCTGCGTCCGCGCCGAGTGTGACGTTGCCTACCGGATCGGCGGCGACGAGTTTGCGGTGATCGTGCAAACGGGCTCGTCCGGGCTGCTCCAGGTGGCGATGGAAGTCGCGGTCCGCATGCAGGACGCAGTTGGTCGGCGGCAACTGCTGCCGGGCGTCTCCTTCGGACTCGCTGTTGGTGCCGCGAAGTTCAGCGGCGACCTCGACGCGATGCTAAAGCTCGCCCATCTCCGGTGCATGGAGAACAAGCTCGCGTTGAAGGAGGCATGGGGCGAGGATGAGGCGCGATGAGCTGGAAGTTCTCATGCTGGACGTGTGACAGCGTTCGGCCCATCGACGACCCGCACTTGCCCAAGTGCTGTCGAGAGACCCTGGTCGAGATGAGCACAGAGCTGAACCGTGCCGTGATTCACATCCTCGCTGGAGTGAAGGAAGAGCGCGGTGCGTTCGGTGACCGACTGGCGAACGATCTGATCGTGAGCGAAGACCCCGCGGCTCGTGCTGCCGCCATCGCTTGGAGGAACTTCCGGTGCCGAGACTGAACCGACGACGAGTGCTGTACGACGACGGTAGTCCTCTGCCCAGTCTCGAAGAGGTGATGCGGACGCGAGTCGAATCGGACCCCACCGAGTGGCTCGACTTCAACTTCCCGGTCGGTCCGCGCCTGCTTGTGAACGAGAAGAAGCTCACACCGCGGTTCCGCATCATCCGGTCGCTGCTGCTCAGGGGCTCGCGTGTCGCCGACTTCATCTGGTGGTTGGGCGGAGAGACGGCGGGAGGCGGCAAGCCCACCTCCCGCAACGCGCGGTTCATGGTGAACACGCTGCGCCGCTTCTGTCGGCGCACTGGTTGGGGCATCGAGGTGCGGACCAACTCGCGGTCGGCGCGGCTTTTCTTGGTGCGTCCCCCCTTGACGACACCGGAGCAGCGAGGTATGGTGAGCCCATGAATACGAGACGGACAACGACGGTGCTCGCGGTCGCTAGCCTTGCGCTACTGACTGCCTGCTGGGGGCTCTCGGCTCGGCAGAAGGCTCTGCTCCCGGTGATCCAGGGAGGATGGGTTGGGGTGAAGATAGACCTGGAGCGCGGGGTGCCGCGACTGGACGCTGAGATCGCGGCCCTCGAAGTCGGCATCCAGGAGGGTTCGCCCAAGAAGATCGCCGCCGTCGAGTGGCCCCGGCTTGCCGCATCTGCCATCGCGGGTGCAGCGGCTCGCGTCGAGAAGGGCGAAATCTCGGTCGGGGTTGCCGCATCGCTGGGCGAGCGCATCTCGAACTTCGGTGAGTCCCTGACGACCTTTGTGGAGAAGTGACATGCCCATCACCAAGTTGGACATCGCGGTCGAACTGGAGAGGTTGATCCGGTCGAACGCAAAGGAACTCGGAGCGAATCTGAAGGCGGACTTGACCACGATGTCGCTGTACGCCGCCCAGCGGGCGGCGCACCTCGCCACCCTGGTCGGCCAACCGGGCTTCGAGGAAGCCGTGATCGCGGAACGCGACTCGGTGGCCCTCCGGGCTGGGATCTCCGCTGTGCGCGCCGCAGACCGCATGGACCAGCGCATCCTCGCCATCCTCCAGACCGTGCTCACGATCGGAGCGAAGGCTCTGCTGTAGCGCATCTCTGGCCGTTCACCTCGCCGGGGGCTTTCGTTGTTCACTTCGGCGGGGTGGCGGCTAGTTTCTGCCATCCGGGACTTGAGTCTCGGAGTGAGAAGTGGTAGGATCAGGACGCCCGCGGTCCCCGTCTCAGGTTGAGACGCGAGGCTTACAGGTTACAGGCTCCCCCAGAAGAGGTTGAGCGAGGTAACCCGGTGAGAACGCTCACCTTACCAGCATTTACAGGTCCAGCAGTCTGTGTCGATTGTCGCGGGGTGGCGGAGCGCGGGGCCCAGGGGGGCTGGGGGTGTTTACTATATCTCTCTCTTAGAAGAAAAGAGTAGATGATGTAAGGGGTGGTAGGTCCCAGGTTTTCAAGGGGTTACAGCGACTGAGGTCCCCGGAGGTGTCCTGTAAGATCCTGTTGGGCAAAGGGTGCCAGTCTCAGTAGTGGGACTGGACAGTCTCAAAAGTGGGACTAGAGTCTCAGAAATGAGACTGCCGTCGAAGAAGAGTTCTATCCTCGGTCGCTACCCGGAACTGCGTCGAGCGTTCTTGAAGCACTACGCGAGGTACGGGTCGATCTCAGCGGCGGCGACGTACTGCCGGATCGCCACGTCAACGGCGACGCTGTACCGGGACACCAACCCGGACTTCGCGCAGGAGATGATGGATGCCCTAGACGAGCACCGGGCGCGGATCGAGCGGGCGATCTACGAGCGGGGCGTGGAGGGCGTGGAGGAGCCGCGGTTCAACGCGACTGGGCAGATCGGGACGGTGCGGAAGTACTCGGACCAGCTTCTGCTGGCCTACGCGAAGCGGCACATCTCGGAGTACCGGGAGGGGGACACGAGCCGGGTGGCGGTGGCGGTGGGTGTGGAGCTGAACAGAGTGGAGGTGAAGCAGCTTGGTGCGGACCAGCGGAAGGCTCTTCGGGTGCTGCTGGGCGCAGAGTCGGAGCCCCCGCTTCTGGGACTTGAGCCGGTCGAGGTGGAACCAAAGCCGGACGATGAAGTCCGGTGGGACGAGGCAGAGGAGTAGAGCGGTCTGCGGTCTGCGGTCTGCGGTCTGCGGTCTGCGGTCTGCGGTCTGCGGTCTGCGGTCTGCGGTCTGCGGTCTGCGGTCTGCGGTCTGCGGTCTG